TTTGTAATCCATAATCAATCTTTGGGTTTTGGTTTGTTGCACTCATTGCAGTAGTAGGATAAACCACTGCGAAAGTATTTTACCACCTGATAGTGATTGGAGTCAAGTGGTTTGATCTCACCACATTTACTACATTTCCTTTCCATATTGTTTCTTTGCTCGCTTAAGTTCTTTGAGTTCTGCTTTAATTTCTTTGTAGGCAGCTTGTGCATCAATCTTATCACCCATTTCAAGGGCGATAATGATGTCAACTCTTGTACCGAAGTGAGCAAGAGCTTTTTCGAAATCATCGAGTTCATACATTTTTGTCAGTCCACTTTTGTAATGTCAAAATATCTATACGAGCTTCAAGTCTGTTTTCAATCTCATACAGTGCATTGGTGGTTTCGATATTCTCTTTCTCTAAGTATCGTATTCGTTCTTCAAGAATGTTCAGTCGATTCAAGAGATAGTTGTCGTTTGAGTTCGCATTGAATCGTGATAAGATGAGAGTGAATAAACTTCTCATATTCATTCCCCCTCAACAGATTCGTTAGGTTGTCGATCTGTTGAAGCCCCAGAATCAATTTTGTTTTGGAGTTCATCGAATAATTCTCTTGCAAGTTTGTCAGCATTTCGTTTGATCTGAATCTTAACGATCGGATTGTCTGGGCTGTGTTGCAACCACCATTTTAACTTCTCCAGGTTCATCCGACCCTGTTTCCAAATTAAAATGACATACTTTGCAACACTTGCATCTGTTGCAATCAAATAGGCTAAAATTGCAAACAGACTAAACCAGACATAATAGTTCATCGTCTTAGAGTTTTGAGATAGTCAATAACGTGTTCACGAATTTCCATCAATTCATTGAAACATTTTTGATCGTGAGCACACTGACGAAGTTCATTGTCAGGTTTATACACACTTTCAATAAACAAGTCAAGCCCACGATTCCATTTCAATTCTTTAGACTCATCATCCATAAACTTCTCCAGTATCGTAGTATTTACTCAACCAATCAGAAACTGTTTCTCATAGGACAACAAATCGGACGGAACTGGTAACGTTTGATACTCAAATGGAGTCACATTTTTCATATTCCAACGTGAACCTTTCTTGACAGTTTCATAAAGATTGATACCAAGATGTTTGTACTTCTTGTCAGTGGGTACAAAGACCTTATAATCATTACCCTTATTGTTTGTCAGAAGGCTGAGTTGTTTGTTCTCACTTTTGGTCACCGTAATGGTAGAACAAGAAAGCCAAAAGAGATTCTCAAACAGATCGTAATCCTCCAGATAAGGATCAGGATTGTCCATAATCATTCGACCCACAAATTGTGGCGAAAGATAATGATCGTAAGTTCGTTGACTCGGATTGTTCAAAGCCTGTTCACTGATGAGACCAGTGTGATTCATTTGTGCCAGGTCGAATACACAAATGTAAAAACTGCGAGTGATGGGTCTGACATACTCTGGGTCACCCCAGTCATCCAGATTTGCACGCAAATTGTTAAATGCAGTTTTGCAGTAGGATTTCCAGTTCTTAGTAGAGCGTTTCATCGTTTGATCACCGAGATTGCAGGTTCACCTTTTTCAAAGACGGTATCAACAACCGCCTGGACCTTACGAGAGGTCGAAATACCCACATTATCATAGACAGGTACACAGACGAGCCCAAACGTCTTCTGGCGGTCGCCTAGACGGATCACACGACCGATTGTCTGACTGATACCAATGTAGTCCATATTACGGAGAAACAGTACGGCCTCCAGACCAGAGACGTTGATACCTTCAGACAGAATCGAGTGATGAAGAACCACAAACTTCTTGGTGGAATCTTTACCCCAAGCGTTGAGAGTGTCGAAGAACTGTTCCCGATTGACTTTCTGACCGTCGATAATCGCACCAGTCTTGGATGTGATGGTCATCCAAGAATAACCACGATCCTGCAGTTGTTGACAGAAATCAGTCTCATTGATCAGACCAACAATCTGACGGGTGGCTCGAGCACAGATGAGAACTTTGTTGACGTTCTGTTCGTCAATCGTCTCAATCATATTCTCACAATCACGATCAAAGATCATCTGACGACCCTTGACCATCGGGAGTTGTTTGACAACAACCTTCGGGGGAAGAATGTAACCACCCTCCACCAGTTCGGGTGCAGAAACCTTACAGATCACGTTACCATAGACATCCACATCATTCATACCAGGTTTAGAAACCGTCACAGAATGTTTGGGAGTTGCAGTGAAGAAGTAACAACGATCTGCAACGGATGCAAAGTGTTCGGTAGGGCCGAAGAAGTTACGTTGAACAGAGTTGTGGGCTTCGTCAAAGTAAATGGTATGAACATCAATACCAGATTCCTGAACACGATTCAGAGAATTGTAGGTGGTAAAGATGATGCGATGACGTTTGTAGGTTTGTACAGCCCAGTCGTAGATGTGATCGGGTTTGGTGGTCGATTCGTGATGAGTTTCTCCACTATGAACGTGAAGAACACGAACCATAGGATCAGTGATAACTTCAAGAAACTCAGAACAAAGTTGTTCTGCAAGAAGAATACGAGGTGCGACAACTACAACAGTCTGAGGAGTTTCAGACTCAAACAGACGTGCAGTGTCATAGATCATCTTCAGGGTTTTGCCGCCACCCGTAGGAACAATGATCTGACCTTTAGAATAGGTCTGCATCGCAGCAAGAGCGCGTTGTTGATGCGGTCGAAGTTGCATTGTGTTGTTTTGTATGAGAGTATCCTACAACAAAAGAGCCCCCTTGGCGAGGGCCCTGTGACGGTTATCGGACTGTCACAACGTCTTTGATGAGTCTGTTTCCTAAAACTTTGACCATCAAATTGAGAGTAATTTGTTGTGGTCTTTCTTTCCATCCATACCACCGACTTTTCTTTCCAATGTGATACGGAGGTTGTTTTCCTACTGAATAATATTGTTCTGCAGTCACATCATAGATTTTATCACCATTCTGAAGCCACCAATGTTTCTCTTCACGATAGTCGATTGCACTCATTGGAATCAACTGATCCGTGTCCATTAGATAATACAATGACTGAGCGGAATGATAACAATGCCCGTAGGTTTGATTGGTCAGAACATCATCAGGATACATCAAAGCCTTACGACCACGAAGAAACTCTGGTGATAGATTCTGACGAATTAAACCCATCACCAGAGCCATATTGTGTTCAGAATACCGATATGGCTCAAACGTTAGACTTCTTGTTTGAACGATTCTTTTTCCCTCGTACCTGTGTCTTTCTACGGTCTTCATTTCTCAATTTCGTAATCTGTTTCTTTGCAGTATCTAGGCTTCGACAGAGTTGAACTTGTTGCCCATTGAAAATGATGATGTATTGTTTTCCATAAGGCACCGCTGCATACATTCCGTCTTTGGTTACATATCCTGTCGGTGCAGGCTTTGGTGACAGAATCGTATCATTCTTGTTCAGATCATTAAAGTTCGTTGTCATAGAGATATTCCTCCAAAAGAATGTCTTCCATCTGATGAGCTTGTTGTTCCCAAGGTTGATCCTCGTAATCCAGTTCGGAACAATCAATACCACACCAAAGTCTCTTTCCGTGTTTATCCTTCAGAGCACCTTTGACGTGTTGATAGACGTGCCAGAGTTCGTGCAAAAGTGTTCTGGTGTAATGTTCAGTGGTCATAAAGTTGTGCATCTCGATCTCAAATTCACGAGGTCGATAATGACAATCTGTAGCCCAAACCCAACCATAAACACCTTCACGATACAATCCACGATGATGCACATTGATGTGAATCTTATGACGTGGAAGATGTTTATTCACGAACCAAGTTACAACTCTCTCGCAACGTTTCTTGGAGTAATTGTAACCAGAATGACTAAGCGAAAGCATAATGAAAAAGAGCTTCAGTGACTTTTGTTCCCCAATGTAGGAACCAAACGAATGACCCAATAAAAATAAGTTTGTCCGTTGTGGTCATAATCTCTTGAAACCGAATCCAGTGTATCAGGCTCGGTGAGTCTTGTCAAGGGCTTGACAGGTCTCTGTTCCGTGAGTAGGATAACTCTGTTAAGGATGATCGGGACGCTCTATGAAGTTTAAAGTAAGCTATAAGAAACCAAAGAAAAAAGGTTACTACTCACAACAAGTAGCAACCTTTTATGATGAGAGAGATGCTTTAAACTGGGAAAAGTATGTTCGAAGAAATGGTTGTCAAGATGTGGAGGTCTTGATTGATATCTCGTAGCGGGTTTTTAGAGAGTAGGACTTCTATGCTTAACAAGCCATCAGCACGCAAGGCACGCAGTAGCTGCCATCGTCGTAAGTGCAGGTGACGTGGTTTGAAGTCACTTTGGCGATAGTCTTGCTGCGGATGATGTCGTCGTCCTGAGGCTTGGCAGTGCCATCCCCAGCGGACATCAGCAGGTCGCCCCGTTGCACCGTGACGCCTTCGGCAATGCGGATGATGAAGTCACCCGTCATCGCGCAGTAGAAGTCTTCGGTGTAGGTGTCGTCGTCGTTGTCCCAATCGACAAACACGCCAGCCACGTTTGGATCGCCTTCAACGTCGCTCACTTTGGTGCGGTTGAGCTGTTCATTGTCTTCATCACCCCATTCGCACATCTCATCTAGATTGCTCAGGACAGTGCCGCGCAGAATGTCCTCACGTCCACCGTCAAGAAGTTGGGACCAGCGAGAAAGGTGGGCACCATTGAGTTGAACAGTAGTACCAGAAATACTAATAGTGCCTTCAGTCGCCGTATCGTGAGCAAACTCAATTAGAGTGCCATCTCCTGCACTGAATGAACGATGAATGTATAAAGCGGTGCCCCACGAAGTAGAAGTTTTAGATAGCGATAAACCTTCAAAGTTAGAGCCGCTGCCTTTACGAAGGCTAAATCCAGGACCT